CCCCCCCCCCCCCCCCCCCCCCCCTTCCCAACACCAAGGTCCTCCCCCGCCGTTACCGCCATTACCACCGCCATCACCAGTGTAGGACCCACCAGCGCCGCCAGAATTTGAGTTGGCAGCGCCAGCTCCGCCTTTTACTACACTGGTGCTTACAAAATAGCTATCCTGTGAGGGGATCAATGAGCCGGTTCGGACCTTACCGCCGTTTCCGACAAATACGGTGTATGAGTTACCGGGTGTAACTGTGTAATTATTTTTGTAGCCAAGACCGCCGCCGCCGCCGCCACCTGTGTAAGCGTCGTTAAAACCACCGCCACCGATAGCCACAACAGCCACAGAAGTTACGCCCGTAGGAGCAACCCACGAATAAGTTCCTGGCGTTGTGTACTCTTGTTGACCAGTGGGGACTGGAGCGCCACCCCCAGCAGCAAAAGCAAGCATAATGCCACTCATGACACGTTTCCTGTCACAACGCAAACGGTGCCGCTAATAAACAAAATGTTACAAACCCCCCGAGTTGCCAGTGAAAGGGTGGCTTTATCAGCGTCAGTGCCTGCCAAATACGCAGTCGTGATCGACAAAGTGAGAGTAATGGAGCCAGAAGTGTTGTTGAAAATCACAATAGCATCACCGGCAGAAAATGTTGCATCTGGAACAACGATTGAACCACTTGCACCAACTTCAATGTATTGACCCACATCAGTAGTTGCCAGTGTGTATGCGGTTGTTTTAGCCGCGCCGGACTTAGGAATTGCACGCAACTTACCAGAAACGTCTGAGTAAGTTTTGCCAGTTGTCACGACGCCAGTACCTTTTGGGGTAATGGTCACATCGATGTTGGTGTCAGTGCCGCTTGCCACAACGCTTGTGCCAGAAACGGTCAATTTGGCTGCCGCAACGTTTGTGTCTAGAGAACCTTTAAGTGTGGTTCCTGTAACAGTTGTGGCTGTAACAGTGCTTGCTGAAACAGCTTTACCTGCGGTCAAGTTGTCAATCGACACTTGAACAGTTGTGCCCGATTGGACGATTGGCAGGACTTCGGAGCCTGCAAGCGGGGTCGTTGCTGCGGGCAACTGGGAAATTTTTAAGTCAGCCATTTAATCACTCCAAAAGGATGTAGTCGCCATTTTCTTGAACAAGGTTCGCTCCAGATTCAGTCAGCAGATTATCCACTGTCAAGCTGTTGTCAATCGTGCCCGAAAAAAGCGTGGCGATGCCGCCAAGCCCGATTGAGACAGCATTTCTGAGAGCGACCCCGAAACTCATCGGATGTTTACCGGTTTGCAGTAAATCGAACCGCCTGCTGCGACTTGAATCGCGCTAACGCGCCAAGGAGCACCTGTGCCGCCTGGCACAGTGAAAGGGATTGGTGTGTATGCGGGGATTGGTGTGCTTGCTGTAGTAGCTGTGACACCTTCGCCGACTACAACGTAGCAGGGAGTGGTTGCCCAGATCACGACACCTTGAGGGCCAGCGTTCCATGTGCTCGTAGAGCCTGCTGTGCCAGTGTAGGCAACAGTTGCGGCTGGGAACACCGTGTCGGCTAGAGGGTTTAAAAGTTCCATACAGGCTCCTTATGCCATGAATATACCATTAGTCGTGATTATTGCACAACCAGATTTACGCCAAAAACTTGAGTTTGTAGAGCGTTCGCAAGTAGATTTCAACAATATTGTCGATCAACTGCTGCAATGAGCTATCCGATTTGTCGCATACCTCGTATCGGGCCGCTTCAATCTGCTTGAGCGAGTCTTCCAAAAACTCGATCACGTTGCTGGTTTTCTTGGCCGAATGCAGGGTGATTGGGCCGATCATGCCGTGACGGCCTTGGTAGGCTTCAGCAAAATCATCAGCAGCACCAATGATGCGGTCGTAGAAGATGTTCAGCGCAATGTGCTTGGAATAGCTGCGTGTGTTGAGATGGACGCTGTGCGTCACATCGCGAGCCAAGAACAACAAACCTACAAAATCAGCGGCTTTCATTGTGGCATTCCTTCAGGTGGCATTTGTTGTGGCATTTCGCCGCCCATCATTGGTCGCATTCCACCCATCTCGCCCATGTCTTCTTGTGGGTTCTCGCGGCCAGGCATTTCAGCAACTATATCGCCGCTGGTGATCATGCCATGGACAGTGCCCAACACGATGTCTTGAATTTGCTCTGGTGACATGCTGGCTTGAACAGCAGAGATGCGCTGCGTTTCGGCAGCATAAGCCTTAATCATAGCTTCGAACTCTTTGATTTCGTTTGTGCGGACCTGCTCGGAGTTCTTGACGTTGTCCAGCATGCCGACCAGCTGGTCCATCTGCTGGCCCATCGCTTGAATCTGCTGTTCAGCAGCTTGCAACTCTGGTGGCTTGTCGTCATTGCTGAGAATCTTAGGATCAATGGTCTTCTTGAAGCGTGCAGACATTTCCTGCGCGCCTGGCCAGTCCATGTTCTTGACAAACAAGTCGCCAGCCACTTTCCACAGCTCGGGGTTGCCTTGCAGCAGCTGGCCCATTGCTTCCAACGCTTCTTGGCGCTTAGTTGCATAGCCTGGTCCGGTGGTGGCCACAACGTCGTACTTACCAACGCCTGGGTTGTAAATCGTGTCGATCACGTTGCCTTCAGCATCGTGAATCTTACGCACTGGCATTTCTTGCTCTGGATCGATGGTCGCCATCGATGTCTCACCGTCTTCACCGATGATGCGGGCAACACGGCGCGTGTCGTAAATCTTTGGGATCAGGTCGACTAGCTGGCGGGCGATATGACGCACGCCGCGGGTCACGTTGTCACCGTAGTGGTACGTGCCCACATCGCCTTCACGCTGGCGCGCCATGATGGCCTTGGCCGAGCGCTCGTTGCCGCCTTGGCCAAGTGATGCGTTGTATTGACCGGTTGTGGATTTGATGTCTTCAGCCGCGCCAGACTTAGCCTGCAACAGACCCGATGATGCCATCGGTGGCTGAGCACGCTGTGGCAATGCCAGTGCGTTGCCTGCGCCATCAGTCACATCTGGGTTGACTTCCAGATATGGCCAGTTGTTGGTGTTAGCTGTCTTCCACTTGTCTTCGTAGCCTTCAAACTGGCCGCCGTAGCCGATGAACGGTGCTTTGGGCGCCAAGGCCAGCATCTCGGCTTCTTGCGAAACCCAGTAGTTGTACATGCGCTGAGCATCTTTGGCGTTGCGCACCAAGCCCGACACGTACAGACGACCGTCGACTTCAAACTCGTTGCCGACGATGCGGATCACTGGAATCCACTTGCCTGCCCACTCGTTTTGCTCGAGGATTTCGTAGCCGTTGATCTTGCAATAGCGCACGCGCGGGCGGTCAGCTTGGCGTGACTTCTTTGGTTTGCCGTAGATCGCGCGCAAAGCCTTGTCATCTTCTGTACCCTCAAACGCAGTTGCGTTGCCTGGGTACAGATTGAGTGTGGCTTTGTCGTAGTCGATGTAGTAGTAATCTGCAATACGGATCGTATCTTCGTTCAGCCAGTTGCTGATCGATTGATCACCCACACCCAACGACTGCAAAGTCGTGATGGGCGCTGCATTTGGGTACATGCGCTCAAAGTCTTTCTTCGACACGTCCTCAGTGATAAAGCACCACTTGGCATCAGCGCCAGTTGGGTCTTGAATCATTGGGTCCATGTAGACCGAGAAACTGTTGCGAACACGGCCGATTTTGATGTCTTGCTCAAACGTGTTGTCGTCGCAGTATTCAGTCAGCAGGCGGATGTAGCCTTCGCCGTACGCCACTTGGTTTTCGCATGCAGTGTCGTAGGCCACGTCAGCATCGGAGATGTACTCGATGTGGCGGATCATGCCGTTGAAAATCTCAGCGACCTTCACGTCGGCCATGTCATCCACGGGGATGACTTTGGCACCTGGGCGGTTCTGACGCATATCGTTCGTCACTTGACGGACGTGCTGCGGCAGTTTGTTGATTGTCAGTGTGGGGCGCGCGTTGATTGACTGACCTTGCACCGCACCGCGGGTGGACAGCACGTCGGCTGGCCACTGCCACTGGTTGTCGGGTGAGCCAGCGTAGAAACGCAGGTCGTCGATCTCATCTTCACGGGATTCTGAAAGTGCAGAAACCGCCAAGTCGAGGCGAGCTCGGGCGGTTGCAAGAATGTCAGATGCGCTATTCTTGGGTTTGCCACCCTCGGCCACCGCAGCTGCGGCGACCATTCCTGTTGGATCAGCCATTCAAAACTCCTAATACGTGGGGTTCGCGCATGACAACGTATTTTTCATTGTATGTAAATTCCTGCCCCACGCCAAAGTATACGTGATCGCCGACATGCAAGTCTTTGCAGTCTGGACCCGCTGAAATCACGATTCCAGTCTCTTGCTTTTCAGTCGAGAGAAGCGTGAGAAATGCGTGCTTTTCAACGTCAGGTGCGATGATCACGCAGTTTTGAAGCGCTTTGAGGGTCATTTTTTCTTCTTTTCTGCTTCGCGTTTGACCGCGTAAGCGACGGCGACAGCCTGTTTCACTGGCTTGCCAGCGGCAACTTCAGCCTTGACGTTCTTGCGAAAGGCTTCGGGTGATTTTGATTTGACAAGTGGCATTATGACCCCATCCAAGAAGTTGCGACCATGCCGCGCTCTGAGATCATGCGGCGTTTGGGCTCATTGTACTCACGATGAGCCACAGGGAAAGCAAAAGTTACGCAAATAGCGTCCGCCGCGTCAGGCGAAGCCAAGCCGCGGGACTTCATGTCCTTTTTTGACTCAAGGAAAATTGTTCCACGTGAATCAGGCTTCATCATAGGCGAAATCAGGTCGGTTTTCAAGAACCGATCCTTCGGAATACTGGCTGTTTTAAGCCAATCCTTCATTTTCCCCCACATTTCAGCCCGTTTGTTGCCGTACATGACCGGCTGACTCGACTTATTGCCGAAGTTTACGCCTTTGATCTTGTATCGCTGCTCTTTCAGCCGGTCCACGATGCCTGCGCCCAGTCCACCCTCGTCGATCACGACCAAAGTTGGCTTAAATTCCTCGATTGCCTCGATGATGTGGCCCACGACCACCATTGTGTCGTCGCCGCGGTGGCGGTCGATGCGCACGATGTCGCGCCCCTGCCTGATAGCGATGACCGTCGCGTCCGCACCGAAGCGCGCAGGGTCCACGCCGATGATGATGGGCGCGCTGGCATCTTGGTACTTGGGCCGATTCATTGCATCGTCCACCACGCCGGATGAGATGAACTGATCATCGCCTGCGTTGGGGAACTCGCCGTAGACTTCGACGTGTGCTTGAGATGAGTCAGCGCCATATTCGTCGATAATTTGCTGGTAGACAGCTTTGTCGGTCCCTTCGACCGTGCGCGCGTCGACCACTTTGGTCTTCCAAAACTCTCTTTTGGAGTGAAATGTCTCATAGAAGTACCCCGTGTTGCGCCGTGGGTTGGAAAACGCCAGCCAGAAACGGTTGGGCGTGTTCTCAGTAAAGAAACCAGCCGTCACCGACCAGATGCCGTCGTCAATACCCGACGCTTCGTCGAAGATCACCATCACACCATCGAAGTTGTGCACGCCCGCGTAGGCGTCGGGATTCTCAGCCGACCAGAGTCGACCTTCAACGCCCCAGTACCGGGTGCCCTTTTTCAAGTCACGCTCGACCAGCTCAGTGATCCACTTTGCCGGCATGAGTCGTGTGGCGCTTACCTCGAACCAGTGGCTGTTGAGCGACATCGCCAGCCACTTAGTAATCTCCGCCCATGTGACCGAGCGCAGCTGCGCTTCCGAGTTGGCCGAGATGATGGTTGTCGAGCCGATCCTTGTTGACAGCATCCAGATCGTCAACCATGAGACTAGGGCCGACTTACCGATACCACGGCCAGAGCTGACCGCTTCACGCAGAGTGTCGAAGTCCAGCTTGCCCTTGTTCTGCTTGATGTGCTCGGCGATGTCGCTCAACACCTCGCGCTGCCACTTGCGCGGGCCAGTGAAGTGTTCCAGTGGCGTGCCTGGCTGGCCCCACGGGAATGCATACATCACAAACGCCAGCGGGTTGTCCTTGATGGCTGGCGCCCACAGGCGCGCCATCAGCTCTTGTTCGTCTTCAGCCGAGTAGATTGTTGTTTGCATGCTTTGGCGCTGGACGCGCTTGTATAGTTTCGGCTTCGATAAACTCCAGCGCGCGCTCGTTGGCGGCCTGGAGTGCGGACGTGATGCTGATGCGCTGGTCAACCTCGACCGAGATGGCCTGCTTGGCCACCCAGCCGTGTTGATGCTTCAGGATTTCGAGCGCCGCTTTGGCGTCGCCTTCTAAGGCGGCCTTGTGCATGACTTGTGACAGCTCACGCTCGCCGTCGGCGCGGCCCTTCTGCTCAGCCATTTCGGCGACAGGGTCAAGGATGCACAACTGGCGGTATTCGTCTGGGAGCATGCCAGCGGAAAGCGCTAAGCTGTCGCCTTTAAGCCCGAGCTTGGCTGCGTCGTAGATTGCGTTGAGTCGCGCCTCTGTGGCTTTGACCTCGCGGATGGTGAGTGGTAGCGATTGGAACATGCGTTCTCCGTGCCGATGGCAAGTGGCGCGATGATACACGAAAGTGTTGGGCTCGATTTGGTCGTTTAGATCGTAAGGCAGAAAGCCAGAAAATTCCTTACTACAACATCCTCGAATGCTGGCTTAACGCCCAACGGTTTGGAGTGTAAAGCAATCTTTGTTAGTTGAATACAAAAAATTAAAAAATTTTGTGCAACCCCAGCCTAATCTCTTGGCCCTCTCGCTCGGCCCTACCCCCTCCCCTCGATTTTGAAAAAGCCAAAAGTCCAGCAGGCCCTGAGTTGTCAGTTTCGCGTCAGTAAGTTTCATGCAAGCATGCATTAGGTTTGTTGGCCATGTTGGCCATGTTGGCTGCGTTTTTTAGTCGCCGGCTGCGCGCATGCGGTCGGACCTTTTGGTTACCAGGCTTTTAGTTTGTTGGCAATGTTGGCTA